CGGAGTTGATAAATTAGCTGATGCGGTTAAAGTAACGCTTGGCCCTAAAGGCAAAGCCGTTGTGTTTGAAAGAGGAACACCTATTTTTTCTTTAGACGGAGTTACCGTTGCTAGAGAGATTCAGCTGAAGGATCAGGCAGAAAATATGGGCGCGCGGCTAGTGATGGATGTAGCGCGCAAGACAGATAAAGAAGCCGGGGATGGAACAACAACGGCGACGATTTTAGCCCAGAGTATTTTATCGCAGGGCATTAAAGCTCTATCGGCCGGGATTGATCATACGAAAATGAAAAAAGGAATGGAAGAGGCGCTTGGAATAGCCAAAAAAACAATCAAGGATTTATCGATTGAGGTTAGCACAAAACAGGAGATTTCCGATATTGCGACAATTTCTTCGCGCGACAGGGAAGTTGGAGATTTAATCGCTGAAATAATTGATAATATTGGGAAAGAAGGGGTTATTGCAGTTGAGGAAGGAAAACTTGTTGGATTATATTCTGAAATAGTCGAGGGAATGAAGTTAGAGAAGGGCTATATTTCTCCATATTTTATTACTAATGCGGAAAGGGGAGAAACGGTTTTGGAAAACCCATATGTTCTAGTTACTTCGCAGATTATTTCGTCTAATCAGGATGTTATGAGATTTCTTGAAGCGGTTTTCCAATCGGACAATAGAAGTCTTTTTGTAGTTGCCGATACTGTTAAAGGAGAGGCGCTTGCTTCATTGGTCATGAATAAAGCGAGGGGAATAATGGCTATTGCCGCTGTTGCTTGTCCTGGGATAGGAGATGAGAAAAGGGAGCAATTAAAAGATATTGCCGCATTAACCGGCGCGAAGTTTATTTCAGAGGAAATGGGGCAAAAAGTTGAAGATGTTGATTTGGAGGATTTGGGCCAGGCCACGCGGATTATAATCAACAAAGATAACACCATTATTATCGATGGCAAAGGCAAGAAAGAGGATATTGATAGCCGGGCCGCGCAGATTAAAAAAGATATAGAACTGGAGCGGTCGGAATATGAAAGGGAGAGAAAAGAGGAACGACTTGCCAGGTTAAAAGGTGGAGTTGCCGTTATAAAGGTCGGATCAGTTTCAGAAGCGGAAAATATGGAAAGGCGGTATCGTATTGAGGACGCGGTTAAGGCAGCTAAATCTTCATTAGACGAAGGGATTGTTCCAGGCGGTGGAATGGCTTTAGTTGAGTGTTCAAAAGCAGTTCAGGAAAGGTTATCAAGCGAAACGGATTTATCTTTTCGTGTTGGAATGGAAATAATTGCGGAAAGCATTATTGATCCGGCTCGGCAGATACTTCTTAATGCCGGTCATAAGCCGGATGTGGTTTTGTCTAAATGCGAGGGGCAAGGGTTCAATTCCGCAACCGGCGAATATGTTGATTTAATAAAAGCCGGTGTTATAGATCCGGCAAAGGTCGTGCGTTGCGCTTTAGAAAATGCGGTATCAGTTGTCAGTATGTTTCTTATTGCTGAAGCTGTGATTATTAATGAAGTTGAAAAGGAGAAAAAAAATGATTAAAAAAAATGCTACTTCCTTTTATGCTAAAGTGATTATAGAAACTGATAGATATGCAGAGCTTTATGACAAAAAAGAAGGTGATTTGCTGGATATTTCTTTTGCGCGGATAAAGGAAATTATTAGGGAAGGAAAGATTGAAGTAAGAATGGTTGATGATTTTTTATCTTGGCGAAATGAACCAGTAATTATAATAACGGATTTAATTCAAAGTAAAAATGGCGAAAAGAAAAATTAATCCTACAAATAAGCAAAGAAAGGCGTTTGAAATTATGGTAGAAAACGGCAGAAAAGGCAAGGGGATAACAAAAGGCGAAGCAATGGTTCAGGCGGGCTATTCAGAAGCTACTGCTGTTGCGCCACAAAAGTTAACTGAAAGCGAGGGTTATAAAAAATTGCTTCAAGAATGCGGATTGACGGAAGGATTAATTGCATCGGCTTTAACTGCTGATATTAAGAAAAAGAAACAAAAGCGTGTTATGGAATTAAATCTGGGCGCTGAGATTTTAGGAATGAAAAAGAGAAGCGCGCCGGATGAAAAGCCGCCAGAACAGCATATCCATTTTCATAAGCATGAAAAAGTTATACAGCTTATTAACGATGCCGAGGATAAAATTAAAAAAGAATTAGAAGAAGAAATAAAAAGCGAATAAAAAAATGAATATATTAATTTTTACTTTATGTTTAGTGTTTCTTTCAGGGTTTAGCGGTGTCCTAGTTTCAAATTATCTTTGGCATAAGCGCAAATGGAAGTTAACATTTAACGAGGAAGAAAAAGAATTAGTCTTAGAGCAGGAGAGCGCGGCAGGGAAGGTAGAGTTTTTAGAAGATGCTACGCGGGAAGAATTAGAGGAATTAAATAAACCGAGATTATGGAAGTTTTTAAATCAGTTTAAAAAGAAATGAATTTTGATGATTGATATAATAATATCATTTTAATGGACGATAAAAAAAGATTAGAACAAAGAGTTAAAGATCAACAGGCCTCGCTTGCAAGAGAAAGAGAATTGCATAAGCCTACGCCTAATGAGCGGATGGCCGAAGATACGCCGGATTTCATATCAAGTTATGATTTTTGGTGTGAGGATTGTGATATTGATTTTAGCTCTGAAGCATATAAAGTGGTTCATAGATTATATGGTGATCCAATAATTACGTATCGTGCGGAATGTCCGGAATGCGGGCAAGAATGTGTCCGGCTGGTTTCGCATAGAGACCATGATAATTATTATAATCTTTCTGAGAGGATAATTAGTGATCGCAATCAATATGCGGTTGAGGTATTGCAACATGAGGAGTTCGGATTTGAAACATATTACGAAAATCCGTTCAAAAAATTTGATATTGATTTAAAAGCGAAAGAAGAAAGGATTATCCGGATGGAGAGGGAAAAGGGATTAAAGGGGTTGAGTTTGGCAACGCAAGAACATCTTAGAAATATTAGGAAGTAAGACGAGTAAAGTAAGGGCTATAAAGCGATTTAAACGCGCCAAAATAATGGATATAACTGATTATTCTATAATTGCATGGATTTTTAGGAATAAACTAAAAAATGAGAAAGGCGAGCAATTGGAGTTCAAAGACCATTTGTTTTTATTTGATTATCTTCGGGATAATTCTAAAAATATTTGTGCTAAAAAATGCGCTCAGATTGGCGGTTCAGTCTCTGAAAATCTAAAAACATTTTTTTTTGCTGATAAAAGAAAGATAACCACGATATATACCATGCCAAGCGATTCTGATGTTGAGGAGTTTTCCAAAACAAAAACTGATCCGATATTTCAAAGTAATCCTTGTATAAGAGATAATCTTACACTAGATAATGTTGGGCTTAAACAAGCTAAGAATGGAACATTTATTTATTTTAAAGGCACGCGTTCTAAAGCCGCGCCTATTTCAACCACGGCGGACAGGAGGGTTCATGATGAGATAGACAGGTCTGATCAGAAAATTGTTGAATTTTACGAAAGCCGCATAGCTGATTCTAAAGAAAAGATGACTGTTGTTCTTTCTAATCCATCGGTTGAGAAGGTTGGCATTGATTTATTTTGGCGCGAATCAGACAAAAAAGAATGGTTTATTAAATGCGAGGGATGTGGAGAAAAGCAATTTTTAACATATGAAGATAATATAGACGAAGTTAGAAGAGTGTTTGTTTGCCGGAACTGCAATAAGGAATTAACAGATAAAGAGAGGAGATTGGGATGGTGGGAGTCAACCGGCAAATTTGGCGCTAAATGGTCTGGCTATCATTTTTCTCATTTAATGTATGTCCGGCATACAGCTGATGAAATTATTGAGGCCAAAGAAAAAAAGGGTGTTGAGTATTTTCGTAATTTCGTTTTGGGAGAGCCATATTCTCCAGGCGAAGGCGCTAATTTTAGGCAGGCGATTATTGATTCAACTATATTTCAACCGCTTGATAGAGGCTCGTTATACATGGGGATTGATGTTGGAAAGGTTAAGCATTGGGTATTGGGTTCAGAGTATGGGATATTCAAGATTGGCGCATGCGAGAGTAGGGAATCGCTTGAGGCAATTATTACGCGTTATAATCCATTCGTTGTTATCGATTCCGGTCCAGAAAGAACATGGGCAGAGGAGTTTCAAAAAAAGTTTCCAAAAGTGAATTTATGCTTTTACCGGAGAGACAGGAATTTGCCAGAAATGGTTTTGTGGGGCGGAGATAAGGGAACTTTCGAGGATGAAAAAAATTTAGGATATTTATGGATTGATCGTAATAGGGTTATTGATGCTGTTGTCTACGCCATGCAGCGAGGAGAAATATTTTTCAATTTGCCAAAAGATGAACTTGAAAGATATATCCAGCATTGGGAAACGATGCGCCGGGTACCAGAAGATACTCCATTTGGCAAAAGATATGTTTGGGAATCTATTACTGGCGTTAACCATTGGGCATCAGCTACTTGGTTTTATTGGTTGGCTGTTAAGCGCGGCACAGGACGAAAGGTAGAGTTTTTAGAAGAAAAAGACGAAAAGAAAAAAATTATTACTCAAGATTTTGATGGCACTATGAAGATGGTTGATTTAAAAGAACTAATTCAAAATAGGGGAGATTTTGAATAAAAAAGTTTTCCACAAGTTGGCATATTGACAAATAAGAAAAAATCGCTCATGCTAAAATCATGTAAAAAAATAGAAATTATTATCCGGTGTAAAGAGTGCAATCAGATTTTATACAAGAAGCGACACGTGGATGATAAAGAAGAGGAAATTAAATGTCCGAAATGCGGCCGGTTGATGGTATTGCCGCCACACGATCTTAAAATTTCAATACGAGTATAGGGTATAGAATACGTTCAAGAGCCCTGCGATACGTCGCGAAATCTCTTTCGATATTTTTTTGTCGGAAGTGATTTTTTGATGTTTGCAGGGCTTTTTGTTTTTCCGGGGCTTTAGCCCAACTATTCGCGGTGTACTCAATTTACTGCAACGGGGTAGTCCCCCGGAAGAACAAAAACTATGGGATATGGGTCTCTCGATAATACAAAGTTTGGTTTAGTGGCGTTTGTAGCAATACTTCTATTTCTAGGTTGTGGAGTTTTATTATACGAAATAATTAAATCTGTTTTATTCTAATGAATATTTCTACTTTGAAAGATGATGAAAAAATAAGGTTAATAAAAAATAGGTGGGACGAATCATCTGATTTGTTTTCTGTCGTTGAAAAAACATTCGAAAAAAATTTAAAGATTTGGAAAAATAATCCGGAATGGCTTAAAGAAATCCCGAAGAAGAGGTCAAAGGCCCGGGATAATAGAGTGTTCCTTGCAATGGAGAGTGTTATTAATACTCTTACCGGCCGGCCATCAAAACCTAACGTCATTGCTGACAAAGAAACAAAAGAAGCGAAAGTTATCGCAAATGATTTGCAAGACTTCTTTTTAACTAAATATCAAGATTTGAAGATTAAGGGGAAAATGAGGAAAGGATTAAGATGGTTGTTTCTCTCGCGATTTATATGTTTTAAAGTATTTTGGCATCAGGATAAAGACGATTTTGATTTGCGAGTTTGCGATCCGCGAAAGATAAGAGTTTCAAGAAAAGCAACGTCTATGTACGATACGAAGTTTGTTATTGAGGAAATCGATGGAACTTCTATCTCTGATTTGATTGAGAAGTTTCCAGAAAAAAAGGAAAATATTTTAAAAAAATCAGGGTATAAAGAAGAGCAACTTGTGATTGATAATCCTAAAGACACGTATAAAGAGTGTTGGATTGATGGATATGTTATTTGGGAGTATTCGGGAATTATTCTTGGTTGTGATCCTCATCCGTATTGGGATTGGGATGGAATGAAAATGAATACTCAAGAGATGATTGATTTTAGAGAAACAGAGGGAGAGAAAAGGGGAACAATAGCAAAAGATATAAAAGGAAAACAGGAAGAAAGAAAGGACATGACAGAGGGATATGAAACATATCTTTATAATTATTTTGATAATCCATTACCACCATATATTTTTGGAACTATTCTCGATATTGAAGAGGGGCCGGTTGGCGCCACATCTTTAATCGAACAGGTTGAGCCATTGCAGGAAGAAATCGATAAACGAAAAAGACAAATTTCCGATAATGCGGAAATGATGAATGGAGTTTATAAAATTGATACAAAGTTTTGCAAGATTTCTAAAGCAGACGCGCAAAAAGCTAAATCAAATCCGCGCGGAATGTGGTATGGAGAAGGAGTTAAAAATGGAGTGTCAATAGAAACAGGAAAGGAATTGCCGTCTTTTGTCAAGGACGACATGGTTCACTCAACGATAGAACTTGATAATATTTTTGGAACTCAGCCTACTTTTCGCGGAGAGAAAGGCGGAACTGAGACAGCTACCGGACGATCTATTTTACGCGAACAGAGTTATAACCGGCTTGATGAATGCATAGATTTAGTCGATCAACTTCATAGAGGTATTTATGAGTGGATGTATCAGATGATTTTAGTTAAATATACGGAAAAGCGATTAATCAAAACTCTTGGCGGAGAAAAAGCAACTAGAACTTTATCTTTAATGAGAGATGAAATGATGGACGGAATTGAAGTAAAGATTATTCCCGGACAGGTTATGCCGGAAGATAGACTATTCAAAGGCGAGCGTGCCAAAGAAGAGGTTATAGCAGGAATCATTGATCCGTTAACATATTTTGAGGAAACCGGACGAGATAATCCGCTTGAAATGGCTAAAAGAGCAATAATGTATAAAATAAATCCTTTATCGATTATTGAATTAGGCGAAAAAGAGCATATCAACCTGCAACAAGCAGCCGGAACTATGCCTACTCCGGAACAGCAAAACGCGGAAAAGGCGCAACAATTATCTCAATTTACTCAACAGGCCAAGGAATTAACAGATAGTCCAGAATTTCAAAAGTTGCCGCCTGATCAGCAAGAGTTGGCTTTAAAGGAATTAAAGAATCAATTAACCAAATTATCATAACCATGCCTAAAGCACTGGAACAAGCGCTAATGAGGCGCGCGAAAGCGAAAGGATTATCTGAAAAACGTAAGAATGCGTATGTTTATGGAACAATGAGAAAGACGGGATGGGAACCAACAAAAAAAAGTCCATTAGAAAAAGCAATACATAGCAGAGCAAATAAAATGGCAAAAAAGACCAAGTAAATACCGGAACTCTTTTTAGAATAATCCGTTATTTTCAGTCAATATGCCAAAAAAATGGAAGATGAAATCTTAGATGCCGAGACGTCTGAGGAAATCAGCAATGATCAATCCACAGATAAACAGCCAAAAGACCAGCCGGATAAGGTAGATCCGCCTCAGCCCATTAAAGTCGGGGATAAAGAATATACCCCAGACCAATTAATGGAAATTGAGAAGAAGGCAACTCATTACGAGGCCTTACTACCTGATTATACTCGCAAATCTCAAAGATTAAGCGAGTTAGAAAAACAGCCCGTTGATAATAAACCTGAACCACCCCCATACGAAAAAGAAAATTGGGAGCCAAAAGATTATGAAGAGCTTCGACAAGCTATTAAAATGGCCGAAGAACGCGGAACTAACAAAGCGGTTGAGATACTCCGCGCTCAAGAGAATGCCATGAAACAAGCTGAAGAAACACTTGATAATTTTGTCTCCGAAGTTAAAAAAACAGACAAGGGATTTAGTCAAAACGATTTTGTTAATTATGCAGTAAAGCATAAATTTCCTATCCGGACAGAAGATGATCTGAAAATGGTTTATAACGCCTATAGCGAATTGCAGAAAGCAATTGAGATAGGCAAAGAGGAAGGAAGGAAGGGACGGGAAAATAGGAAAGATAAAGTTGGCGCGCCGGGAAGTCCCGGAGAGAGTGGGTCTGATTTGTCTGATGTTAGGGGGATGAGAGGGACTATTGTTGACAAGGCGAGGGCTGCTTACGATAGATTAAATAATTAAAAAAATTATGGAATTTTCAGCTGTAGTCACTTCGGTGACACGGGAGACCATAGTTCCTGCAGTTAACGATACGATTCTTACAGGGAATGTTTCTTTGTTAAGAATACTCGGTAACGCAAAACCATGGGGTTCTGGCTACCGAATGGATTTTCCTATCAAGTATCAAAAATCAACCACAGGCGGACTTGTTCCTGTTGGTGGAGAATTAAATACTGATAGAACTTCTACTCGGATTAAGATGCAATTTGAACCGCAACGTATTCATAAACCGGTTGTTATAGACGACATTGAAATAGCAGTAAACGAGGGAGACGAAAGAGTTTTAGATTTATTGGCAACCGAAATGGATTCAATTGCCCAGGATCTGACAGACGATATTGGAGATTATTTTTATCGAGGGACAGGAGCCGGTTCCGGCGCTAGTTCTTTCGATTCAATCTTGAATGCCGCAGATGATAGCACTAATTATGCTACCTATGGCGGACAATCAAGGAGCACATATACATCTATCAAAGGATATTATGTTGCTTCAGTCGGAACATTAGCCATTTCTGATTTAGCAACCGCTCATAATGCGGTTAAGATTGGCTCAGAAAAGCCGTCTTTTGCTACTACGACTGCCACTATTTGGACTGCTTATGAAGCATTGCTTCAGCCAACAGTCCGGGCCGGTTATCAGATGAATGGTTATCCGCAAGTTTCTCGAACTGGTGTTGTTCCTTCGCAACAGGCGCTAAGGGGCGATATTGGTTTCGATGCTTTGTGGTTCCGCGGCATGCCGATTGTTGATGACGAGAAATGCACTTCCCAAAAGATGTTTATGATTAATGAAAATCATTTCTTCTTTGCTGGGATGGCCATGCCTGCAAAGTTAGGGTATGAAAAGTTTAATACTTCGGATAAGAATGTTAAAGGGCCTCAAGCATTGCCGATTCCTAAAGGGTTTAATTGGTCTGGATTAATCCGTTCTAGCAATCAGCCGGCTCAAGTCGGGCATTTCTATTATGTCGGAAACTTTATGTCCGACAACCCAAGGTATCAAGGCCAATTAACAGGAATTACAGGTTAAATGATTGGTTAGGCAAAGGTCGAGTAAAATAAAACTTTTAAAACCATGAACAAACAAAAGTTACCAATCATTCTCGCTTCTGCGGCTTTGGTGTTATCTATATTCGCCGTGGTGTTAATTTATAGTCCGAGTACATCGCTTGGTTCGGTTGGCGAAAAACTAATCGAAAACTATCTGCCGTATGTTAAATACAATGAGGGAATTTATTCTGCTCTTGGAATTACTACGACAGACGCGATGACTGCGGGTGATCTTGCAGCGACTGATGACTTAACGGTTGCGGATGATTCAACACTTACCGGAGACCTAACAGTTAGCGGAGCAACTGATGTTTCTACATTCACTCAGGGCGGGGGAAGAACAGCGACAAGCACGGTTAATTCAGCGGAAACTTTATTGGCAAGTTATTTCGACACAGAAAACATAATCGAATACACGCCTAATCTTTCTGCTGTTACAGTAACTGTTCCGGCTTCATCTACTCTTTCTTCTGTCGCGCCGAATACGGGTGATGTTAGACAAGTTTGGCTGAAAAATGCTACTAGTACTTCCAATATGCATGTAACATTGGTTGCTGGAGCTGGCGAAACATTAATAAGAGGAACATCAACCCCATCAGCATTAATAGCGCCAGGTAAATATGCTGTCTTAACATTTATCAGAAAAGCGACAACTGATTTCGATATTCTGTTAAATATCTTTGACAACTAGCAAATTTATGAAAACCATTGTTAATATTTCGGGAGAAAATATCTCTGTTACCATGCCGGTTAAGAATGGCGTTCCGGAAAAATTTGATTTGCCTGCTGGCGAGAATGTTTCTTTATCAGATGACAAATTCAAATTCGCAATGAAAGAGATTAAGGGAAAGAAATAAGGGTAGGAAATAATCCGCGCTTTTCCTTAGGTTTTAGAACCTTGAAGGATGAAAGGTCGAGCGGATTAATTAAATAAAGAAAGACAATGAAATGAGACAAATTAATTTTCAGTCAATCTTTGATACGCCTACAACCAAAGAATCTAATCTAAACTCAATCGGGCAAACTCCTGATGGAAGAGTTTGGGAATATTTCAAGGCTTCTGAGGCAATCACTAAACATATGCTTTGCAGTCAACCTGCGAATACCGGCGTGACGACAGTTTCGTCAGCTGCTTCGCTAACTGACAGCGCTAAATATGTTTACATCACAGAGGCATCGGCCGGTTGGACTGTTGGCGCGTATCAAGATTATTGGGTATTGGTTTATACCGGAACGGGCGTTGGGCAAAGCGGAAAAGTAAAGGATAATTCAGCGGACACGTTGGAACTTTACCTTGAACACGCTTTTACTAGCGTTTTAGCAGTTGCTGATTCCGGGATATATCTTATTCCATCAACTCAGGTTGAAAAAACTGCGATTACAAATCGCTATACTCACGTAACAGGAGTGGCGCAAGTCACTTTTGCTTCTGCTGATTATGGATGGTTTTTGAAGCGCGGTATTGGCGGAGTATTGATGGGAGAGGCGGCAACGTTAGATAGAGGCATTTGCCCTGGTGACGACACAGAAGGCGAAGGATTGGTTATAGACGATGGAAACGATCTTTACGACGCTTTCTTGGTTGGCACTTGCGTTGCAGCTCAAGATACTGTTGATAAGGCTTGTATGGCTTTGGTTAAATTACTCTAAAGTTAAGATGGGGAGGAGGATATCCTCCTCCCCCAGAACCAATGAATAAACTAACTAACATCTTACTTATTTCTATTTCGGTTTTGAGTATTTTAACTGCTATTTCTGTTTTTACTGGTGGCAATCTTTTTGGAGCAGTCCAAAAATATGGAATGCCCGGAATTTATAATGCCACAGAACCAACCTTATCAGATGGAGATGGCACGGCATTAAACGTTGATTCAGCAGGAAACGTTAAAATGGTATATCCATTTTCTTATGCGGTTTCTTCGACAGCAACATCTACCCAGGCCAAAACAGGCGCTGGGTTTTTGCATTGCATTACGATTAATACGGATGCTGCAGGGGCAATAGAATTACGAGACGCGACAGCAAAAAGTACAGGAACTTTATTCGCTTCTATAGAAGCTTCCGCGCCGCATGGAACATATTGTTATGATGTAGCGTTTTCGAATGGACTGAATGCGTCATCGACAGCAGCAGTTGATTTTACTCTTTCCTACAGATAGCGCGTTATAGCCGGATGCTCAAGAGGGCAACTTCCCATAGCATCCGCCTAAAGGGCATTAAAGGTCGTAAACTATTAGTTTAATTAATTAAATTAGTATCAGACGTATGGAAAATAATCCAATAGAAAAAATTGCAGAGGAATCGGAACGCAAAATTATGCGCTTTACTAATATTGATAGTGAAGATTTTACCCATTCTTTTAGAGGAATTTCTATCACTATTCAAAAAGGGCATAGTTATGTAGGCCGGCTTCCCGAAGTTGATCATTTAGCTATTCATTTGGCCCGGAAGATTCTTTCTCGCGAAAAGAAAGCAAAAATGCCGGCTAATGATTCAAAGGGCGTTCAATTATTCAACGATAAAGAAATCGCTGAATTAAAACAAAAAATTCTTTCTTTTGTAGCTGAAGAACAGCCGGAACGAGTTACTGCGGAGCAGGCCAGAAAAGAAGATATCGAAAATTTAGAAAATAAATACGAGAAAAAAGAAATTCCTATTGTTACTCCGGATGATGTTACTAAAAAAGATGTTATTAAAGATTTAGAAAGCAGAGGGGTGAAAGTGGATGTTTCAAAATCAAAAGAAGAATTATTGGAGCAATTAATGGAATTAGAGTCGAAAGGAGAATAAGCAATTACCGGCAGGAGAAGTAAAATTCTCCTGCCGGTATCAAAAAAATGAAGTATAACACCAGAGAAGTTACAAATATTTTAGATGAAACATTCGTCGGTTGTTTTAACGGAACGGAAATTGTTTTTGAGATAGAACAAAAACGAGCCTTACCATCGCATATCGCCGAACATGTTGCAATACAATTAGCAACTTTAGTTTATTCAAGGAATAAAAAGAAAAAAGAAAAAAAAGCATTATCATTAGGGGAAATTAGAGATTCTATTTTAGGTCCGGAAATTAAAACAGCTACCTTGCAAAAGGAATTAACTTTAGCGGAAGAAATAAAACAGCACGAGATTTCTTATCAGAAGTTTTTGGAGAAAAAACGCCGGGAAGAAATTTTAAAGGTTGCTGAAAACGTATGATGGAATTAATCTACGAAAAATTTAAAGCAGAATTTGGACATTTGCTTAAAAAAATGGAAGTTGATTTTAATAAAGCTTGGAAAGAAGCATTGGAAGATTTGACTATTAAAAAAACCTCACTTGAATCAAAAATTTCCGAACAAGAAAAAAATAAGGAAGGACTTACGCTTGAAATTAAAAAGTTTTCTGCCGAATTACTTGATTTAAACCAGAAGACAAAGAAAGTAGAATCTAATTTAAAAGCATTGGACGAGAAATTAATCAGTATGGCGGAAGAAGTTTTGGCTGCTGAAAACGTCATTAAAGAATCTAAATTGAAAATGGATGAACTTAATAAAAAAGATGAAGAGTTACAAAATATAGAAATCGCGATTAAAGTTAAAAATGACAATCTAAGAGAAAGGGAAGCAAGAATGAAGAAAATATTCAAGAAAGTAAATGAATAAATATGGCAGATGAAGTATTAAAACATGATGCTAACGCAAGAGTTGTTGGAGGAGGCGTTTCTGATGATTCCGATCAGGATGTTTTGCAATTTCGGGTAGATTCTATAACAAAAAGAATGTTGGTTGAAACAGATGATAAATCAGTAACTGCGCCAACTATTTATAATATTGCAATTACTCTAGCCGACACAGAGTATTCTCAAGCACTTCCTGACAATACTCGCAAATTTAGGATATACGCAGTAGATAATGCGAAAACTTCTTTTCATACAGATTTATTAAAACTTTATTTCTCGGCTGGAGCGACTGCTTTTATCCCTATTTTTCCAGGAAATTATCACGAGGAAAGCAAATTAAATTTGACAAGTAAAACATTATATTTTCAATCTCCGACTGGTAGCGCTTATGCAATTATAATCGTATGGACGTAAAAAAACTTACAATTATTATTTTAGCATGCGTATTTGGAATTGCCGGAATAACTCACGCGCAAAGTTTTAATTTATGGAAATTAAATTCTAATACTTTATTTCCAGTTGGAAATTGGGGAATAGGATCGGCAACAAGTCCTATTTCAAGTGGTGATTTCACCAACCTCACCACAGGCGTCCTCACCGTCTCCTCCTACGCCTCAGGCGGTTTAATCCTCGCCACCTCCACTACCCCAGACCTCCGCTTTCAATATGACACAGATACGGGGCTGGAATGGCTATCAGATAACAAAATAGGGCTTTATACAGGCAATTCTGCGAGAATGATTATAGACAACGGCGGCAACGTGGGCATTGGGACAACAACGCCCAATTCTTTGCTCCATGTTTCAGGCACAACTCCAAAGATGTATCTTTCCGACACTTCCGCTTCAGCCAATCAAAAACACTGGTTCTTTCAATCAACAGCAG